GTGGAGTTGTTGTCTTGACCAGAGTTACGTCTTGGCCCCAGTCATCAAGCAATGCCTTGGGGATCGACTTGCACGTGGTGTCTACTAATGACATCTCAACCCCTCACCATACGAACTTGATAAGTGCCATCTCAACCCCTCACCATACGAATTTGATAAGCGCCAGAGCCTCCAAGACAATAAGCACCAAGATAAGACTGCAGCCAAGGGTAAACGTCGAATACGTTATTAACAGTTCCGGTAGCCTGGCTATCAGTGTTGTATTTGACTTTGAGGTCTCCAAGTTCGACTTCTTCGTATAACCCCTTATCGCCGGTATTCCCTGTAATTGAGTCCGTGTCATTTGCTAATGCCCGTGCCAACTCAAACGCAGCGTACTTAATGTCTGCAGGAATAGCACTGCAAGTTAACTCAACTCGATCAACGTGATAATTGTTGCGAGGCCAGCTCAAAGCTTGGCTTGAATCGCAACGATCACCATAAAAATTCAACGTGTCGATCCAACGGGTCGCTGAGATCAAAGCACGTTTTTTGTTGTCATCTTGTTTGTTGTCCCATTGCGTTGAGCTTGGGACGGTTTCAAAATACGCATCTGCCTCTGCCAACGTCACATAGCTGTTGGCTGTTGCGCTTTGGAGTGTGGCGTCGATCGTGGCAGCCATAAGGCAAAAAGAAGGTGGCCCCACCTAATGGTAGGGCCTTTGCTCTGATCAAGATCAGATGGTGCTGGTATCCAGCGGAGAGTTGACAGTCAACTGAACCATAGGGATCAGGTCGATGTCATAAGTAGCCGCCCAACGGTTGGCTGTAGCCAAGTGTGCGTTGGTGGGATTGTCGCCAGCGTGGTCATACTTCGTTCCCATCACATGATAGGTCGAGTGATAATCCACAGAAAGCACATCCTGCTTAGAAAGCACGTTGCGGTCAGCTTCAATCCGAAGATCTTGCTGCACACCCTCAAGGATGGTTCCACCCTTGGTCAAGTAGCAGTAGAACTCACGTTGGTGACCACCAGTGCCAGGGGCAACGGTGTTCACTGCACTGTCAGTAACGACTCGCATTCCTGCGAACTCACCAACTTCGCGAGCACCGATGCCCACGCCACCACCACCCCAGGTCACTGCGCCAGTAGCGGCAAGTGCTGAAGTAGAGAAGGTCAGCATTCCTACCTGATACAGGTAGTAAGCAACAGAAGGATGGACAATCAGAGTGTCCAGCTCTTCGCCGCGCTCACCCAGCTTGGAGCGTGCTTCAGCAATGCTGGCAGCACTAAGGAAGTTAACCTCAGTCGCACCAGAAGCTGCTGCTTTGCCCTTATCAAGAGCGTTGGCAGACAATGCAGTGCCGAACAATCCAGCAAGCTGTGAGAACAGACGTGCGCTGTTCAGCTTGTTGATTGCATCAGCCAGCTGGTTGCGGATGTGAAGCATTGGATCTTCACCTGCAGCCAAAACTGCAATGTCATCTACGGCATACGCAAAACCACGGTGACAGATGCTGGCAATTTGAGTGCCAGTTCCGATCTTTTGTGGCGTCAAGTAACCAGCAGAGCTGGAACCCCACGTAGCGGTTCCGTCCATGATCTCTTCTGTTGGAGATACAGGATTGAACTCGGGAACTTGAATGCGAGTACCGCCTGAGCGGGAATCAAGCAGTGAATTACGGACAACAGCACCGCTCTTGATAAACAGGCTGCGCTCTTTGATCGCCTCAGACACATAGGTGCTGAGATTATTCCTTTTTACGATGTCCGCGAGTAGGACACCGCCGGAATAATTCTGAAATGGTGCGGCCATTTCTAATTCAGGGATAATGTTTGCGGTGGTTCAAGTCACAGACTTGAAATGGTGTCCCACAGGGACTATTTACCGGCCTCTCTCCTCAGCACAGCTGCAAGATCAGGGTCAGTAGTATCCAAAGCCATTTGCTTTGTTAAGTTAATACTACCTTCTAGCCAAGGATTTGCGACGCCTGAAGCGCCTGCAGTTCCAGTTGCAGGTTTAGCGCCCATTCCAGCTTGAGCACTAGGCTTGAATTGATGCTCCCAACCAGAGCCTGGGTTCTTTAATTTGGCTAGATAAACATTCAAATCTTGCTCAATACCGCCGTCTAGGACGACAACTTGACCAGACTCTGATTTTTTCAGATTACTCTGAACAAGTTGCAGCACTTGATTGGCGTTGACAGCACCAGCTTGGCTAATTGCAGAAAGAGCAGTAGTTTTCATTGCCGCAGTCTCATTAGAAGACCGCAACTCAGAAATTTGACGCTCTAACTCGCCAATACGTTGATCCTTGTCTTGACCAGTTTTGTTAGCTTCCTCCCAAAGAGCTTTAAACTCTCCTGATTCAGCCATTTTTTCAGTCAAGGCTTTTTTCTGAGAACGCGAAATCTCATCCAATCTGCGTTCCAGTTGCTCTTTACTTTCCGTGTTCTTTCGGTTCTCACCGATCAACTTAAAATTCTGAGCTTTAAGAGCTTCAAGCTGTGCAGACAGGTCACTTTGTTCAGCCACAGGCTGTTCAGGAGTTGCCACAGGCGTCTCCTGGATGACTTGTTCTTCCATTTTTAAGAGTTAGTGGACTCTTCTACCTTAGTAGCCTTTTCTTTTTTGTTTGTCTTTCTAGCAGGAGAAGATGCTTCTTTCTTGGGAGGATTGATCTCCTCAAAACGCATTCCAGCCATTGTTTGGGAAGTAGCTACGCGCTTACTCTACAACTGGTGTCCCATCTTGCGACTCTGCAGCCATAGGAAGGATTTCACCTTGAACAAGCATCTGCCTGAACTCTTCGCGATCAATAATGTTGCCCTCAAATAGCTGAGCCATTGCCGTAATATCCTGACCAATAAGACGTTGCAGGTCAAAGTCGCGGCTAATAGACACCTTGGGTGGCTCAATGCCTAGATAATCAGCGGCTAGGTTGTATGACTTTTGCAGCCCTGACTCAAGATCCATTGAAACCATTGACAGCATTGAGTTTGTGTCAATACGATCTAGCCGTCGTGCGTCGGCAGATTCGGCAACAAACTTCTGTTGGCTTAGCGTGCTAATTCCAAGCGAAGCCATTTGCTGTTGTAGCTCTTGGATCTCAGCTGATTGCGCTTCAAATGCAGTTGCTGCTGGCTGCACGTAATAAACCTGATTGCCAGGCTGCGTTGCCATCGCATAATTAACGCCAATCGCCATATCCTTTGTCTGGTCATCCCAGCCCTCAAGTACCAACATGGGCTGCGAAGCGATATGCAGGCTATGGATCAGATCAGCTTGACGCTGGAAATGAGCCAAATTCAGATAGGCAATGTCCAATAACGGCGGCCTGCTTGCCATTACATCCGTTTTATTGGCATAAATCGTTACTAAAGGGATCTGGTCTAATGAGTAAGGGCCAGATTCCACCAGCTCATACTCACCGCCAGCTTCTGTTTGTTGGAACGAAGCAGGATATGGGAATTGCCCCTGCATCTCTTGCTTTTGCTGCTCCTGCCGGAAAACTCGATAACGACCAGGCTCGATCACCCTAATTTGATCAAATACTTTTTCGCCAAAATCTCCGTCAGCAACAACCGCTTTCTCTCCAATACGCACTTGCGTCAAAGTGCCATAATTTGACTCACGATCCAGACGCCAGCCATACACATTGGTTGGATCAACTTCAATCCAATATGGGCGGCGATTTAATGCACGCTCTTCTGCCAAACTCCTGGCACCCGAAGGCGCTGGGAAATCAACCAACGTATGACAATGCCCATACGTCAAGGCACAAATCAGAAGGCGTCGTGCGTATTCATCTAGATCCGACCCACAACCATCAACATCCTTATTGAAGATTTCTGTCCAATAGGGATCGCCTTCAATATTGATGGGTTTGCGTAAAATTAGACCGGCTGCTGAACGCACTAATCGTTGCGTATATGGCGTGAAGACAGATCTATTTAATCTGGATAGATACGCTGTGTAGTCTTCGCGTGGTTCAATTGGCAGGAATGTTTCGCTGTTCTCTCGCAGGTACTCTGTACCGGTCGTAACGGCTTTCATTATTTCCCAGCCCTTCATCTGATCCAACACTGCGCGAGTGCGGACAAAAGGACTGTCTACACTCCCCAGACGGGAAGAGCTGACCTGATGGGTCCGCACTGGTCCGGGAACTGAATAAGTCATGTCACCATTTTACTTTGTCTGC